AATCCATAGCTTTTGCTTGAGTTGTTACAAGACCTAATGCATTTTGAGTATAAATATTTGTATCTACTACAACAAATGCATCACCTCTACTTTCACAAATATCAATAGCTTTTGAAATAATAGTTACATGACCTGCATGTGCATCCCTAATAACACCAGGAAGTAATAAAAGATTAAAATCATACTCATCTGCATTAGATAATAGATTTAGAGCCTTTATATACTGTCCTCTTTGACCAGAATTATTAAGGTCAAATCCTTGTGTAGTTTGTCCTATACCATGATACAAAGATTCTGATATATTTGAAGAAACTGTACCATCACTACCACCGTCAAACGAACCAGCAGATGAACCACTACCAATAGCAGGAAGGGAAGCAGAAGCTGCTGGAGCTCTAACAAGACCATTTTCATCAAGATATTCCACCGTTTGTTTCATAGTTTCAACTCTAACATATCTAGATTTAACAGAATAAGAACCACTATATTGTAAATATGGGTCTGATTCAGAACCACGAATTACTGCAACTTGATCTCCGATTATTTTATTAATATAATTATTAGCATTTGGATCTAATGATAAATTATTCCAAGTTTCAACTACTTGTTTCCGTTTTATGCTATCATTACCATTTCTAATTAAAAGAGTAAATGTACCTTTTTTATTATTTTTTTGAGATATTTCCCATCTTACATTATTCGAAGTACCACCTGGATACGCAGTAGATGAATACCCAAGAACTTCATTAGTCCCAATACTACCAGAACTATTTAAAATAGCACCATCTCCTACTGTATGTAATTTAAACACCGTACTACCTGCAGTTGAAGTATCAGTACCACCCGTTACATTTGGCGTTGCAGCTGCCAAACTAAAACCAGAATAAACTGGTTGGTCATTACCTGCTGCAGAAGAAGTTGCAAGAGTTACATTACCACTTGTACCTGCATTTGAACCAGATAATGTAAGTGTAACAGTATCGAATGACGCACTAACATTACCAGCAACTGCATTTATTTCATCCGTCAAACTTTGTCCGTAAAGAGCTATTGTTTCTCTCAAATCAAAATATCTTTCAGTTGCTTGATCACTATATAATGAAGATGATGTAACACCAATATATTCAATACCATCAATTGATATCTGACACTCACCCGAGGTAGCGACAGCGCCAATAGTAAGAGATGCTGATGCATATGTTGCACCAGTTGCAACATCTTCATTTACTATTGTTGCAGATGCATTAGAATAAGTATCTCCTAATATTCTAACTACTGTTAATTTACCTGCATTATCTAAATAAGTTTTAGCAGTATATGATGTTAAATATTGATAATAATTTGAACCACTCTTAAATATATCACCGAATTTTTCTTGATATTCAGCATAAGATGATACAACTGTTGGTACTAGAGCAGGGCCCTTTACTGTTGGACCAACAACAACTGCTCCAATATCACCAATTGCTGCTGGTAAAAACGAAGCATCTATTTCATTTGTAAATACACCTGGGGATACAATTTTTTCCGCCATTTAATTTCTCCTAATTATCTATTATTCTGGAAACGAAGCGCCAGTTGGTTGAATTGTAAAATCTAATACTATGAACTCAGCAGTTCTTGTTGGTTGTAAAAATAATTGTCCATAGAGAATATTCCTATCAACTACATCTGGTGGATTATTACTTTCATTCATTATTACTTTAAATGCATTCAAACCACTTTGAGATTGAACTTGTTCTAAATATGGATTAGCTATATTCAAGAATCTTGCTCTTGTTTGAGCATTGTTTTGTTCAAATACAAGGAATCTTGAAGAAGCAGAAATAAACTTCTTAACTTTAATTAACAATCTACGTACATTAATCCTATCAAGTGCTGAAGCTTTCTTTTGAAGTGTTTTCTGTCCCCATGCAACAACACCCTGACCTGGGAATGTAGCAATTGGGTTAACATTTGATTCATACAATGTGTCACGATTTGCATGAGTTAATTTTCTAGCTGCTTGAATAACAGTATCTAAACCACCACGATTCAATCCAGCAGGAGCGAACCAAGGTGCAGCAGTTTTATCATTAAAAGAATAAATACCAGCCATTACAGTTGATGGTGGCACCCATCTCATAGCACCAGTTTGATTGTCACTTACTTGAACCCATGGCCAGTAAGTAGCTGCATAATTTGAATCTCGCCCTTCTGCCTTATCTGTTACGCTTGCAAGATTACTCACAGAATAATCAGATACATCATATATAAGAAAACAATCACCTCTTGATTCACAAACATCAATAGCTTTTGTTATAATACCTGTATGAGCACCACCTAAACTATCCATAATCCCAGGTAACAGTACTAAATTAATGTCATATTCATCTGCGTTGGATAAAAGTCCAAGTGCTTTCATATAAGCAACACCACCATCTGCAACAGTTGTTGAAGATAATGTAAATCCTTGACAATCAGTAGCATTTATATCTGAATAAAAATTAACTTTGGGATTTCCGGATGAACCAGTAGCATTACCAGTCGTATTACCTAAAGAATCAAATCCACTATATCCATTTGTACCACCAGAAAATGAACCATGAAATGAACCACTACCAAGACCTGGTAAAGAAGCTGAAACATCTGAAATTCTTACATCGCCATTTTCATCAAGATAATCTATTGCTTCATTTATATTTGATACATAAATATAATTTGATTTATTTGGATAATTACCATTATACTGTAAATATGGGTCGGAAGCAGTACCATCAAAACTAATATATTGATCACCTATAATACTACTAATAAAATTATTTGAATTTGGATCTAACGAAACATTATTCCAAGTTTCTAAAATTTGTTTTCTTTTTATTGTATCATCACCCCCTCTAATTAAAAGAGTAAATGTACCTTTATCTTGATTCACACTTGATACTTCCCATCTAAAATTATCTTTTGAACCACTCAATAAAGTTGCTTTAGAACCCGTCAATGCAGTACCTCTATTGGTCAAAAGTGAACCAACCGAATGTGCATTTAAAGTAAATGAACGAGCATTACTATCATCAGCCAAAGTGGCAGCTCTACTACCAGTATGATTATCACCACTACCAGTATGTACATTTGCTGTAGCTTTAGTAGTGTCACCATCAAGTATCCTAACTATTGTTACTTTACCACTATGTTTTAAATAATTTTCTGCAGTAACAGAAGTCAAATATTGAAAGAGGTTACTTCCACTCTTAAAAGAATCACCAAATTTTGCTTGAAATTCGGCATAAGATGATACAACTGTTGGAACTAATGCAGGCCCTTTAACTGTTGGGCCAATTATTGCCGCCCCTATATCACCAACTGCTGCTGGTAAAAAGGAAGCATCTATTTCTTTTGTAAATACACCGGGGGATACAATTTTTTCTGCCATCTAAGGTCTCCTTGGAGTTTTGATAAATTTATAAAATTTTAATGTTTACGCATACAGATATCCATCACATATAAATATACGGGAAATATCCTAAACGATAAATTAATTTAATAATTATAAAGTTTTATCAGTTTTTTTTGTAGTTTCTTCGGCTGGTTTTGGTGTGAATACACCAGTAGCTAAATCTAAATTACCATCACCATATTTACCATTAATAGAATCAACAAACTGTCTCTCTTTAGTTTGGACTTCTCTAAATTGTGATGTAAGAGTCTCTTCTGAATCTACTATTTGATTAAGTTGTTGCTCAGTTCTAATTTTCTGAACACTTATTTGGCCAAGATTATTCTGTATTTTTAAATATGACTCTTGTATGTTACTTATGGTACTCATCTCTTCTTCTGTAAATTTTGCTGCTTCGGGTTGTGTTGCTGCTGCCATTTGGATATAACCTCCATTTAATTGTATTGTTTTTTAATGATTCATATATAAATATATATTAATTTTAGAAACCGCGGTTATTTCTTCCCTAATTGTTCATTTGTAGCATTACCCTCAAAACCAAATACAACTTTTGAAGGTGTTAATTTTCTTTGAACTTGACTCATTTTACCCATAACAATTGAATTTGTTTCTTCAGGTAA